AGTTATTGTGCCGTCATCATTTTTTAAATGACCACAAGTAATCTGGTGCAATCGCATCATTTGGGTTAAAACGTGAGGTGCTGTAGCGAGTTTTCCTTTTAAATGAGCGAGGGCCGCGGATTTCATAGTTGCATAAGCTTTACTTTGCTCATCACTTAATTCTATTTCTCTTTTTACATATACTTTTTCAGGTAAATCAAGGCATTCTTCTTTTAAAACTCTATAGGAAAATTCTTTTAATATACCAGCGAGTTCATCTAATCTTTGATAGCTATGCACAAGTTGTACTCTCCGACCACCAAAATTATGAGTTTTCATAACCGCATATCTATTTTTAAAAGAATAATAAGAACCGGATTCTAGAAGATCATCACTTAAAAAATTACATTGACTAAATAAATCTAAAGGAGATTTAGTTACTGGAGAACCGGTAAGTATTCTTTTATAAAGAACTTCTTTTCCAAGTGCTACAATAGCTTTAGTTCTTTTAGCAGCGGGATTTTTGATTGTAGTAGACTCATCAACAGCCATTAAAGTTCTATGGCTTCTTAAAAACTTTCCAGCAAATAACATACCCTTGGGGGTACTAAACGCTTCAACATTCATAATAAGGATGTGAAGGTCATGTCCCGTTTCAAATAATAATTGATACTCTTTATCCTTTGTCTTTGATGTTAAAGCAGTCCACAGTACCATCTTAGGTTGTATGTGACTAGGTAAATGTGTTGGTATTTCTTGAGAAAACCAAGTGTTATAAACACCCTTTGGGGCTATAATTAGTGCGCCATTTATTTTACCTTTATCGTAAAGCATGGCCATATTATCTATTAACACTTTAGATTTACCTGTACCCATTTCCATAAAGTACGCATAATTTTTTTCATCAACAGATTTTTCTAACGCTTTAATCTGATGATTATAAGGCTTCGTCTTAAATTTATAATTCATAATTTATTTCTTCTTTCTACTTGACAACTATATAAATCCTATTATATTGTTTGTCAAGAGCATAATAGAATTAAACAGAAAGTATTAAAATGAAAAATAAACTATTCGAACTATATAAACCAAAGTCTTTAGCAGATTTTTTATCTTTTAAAGAAGAGAACCCTAAAGAGAATTTTGTTTATGTATTACAACATCCACCCGCAAATATAAATATTTTAGGTGCATCGGAATTTGGCTATTTGGTAATTTGTTTACCAAATTCTGGACCAGACTCACAAATAGTATTTTCTTCAGGCCCTTTTGTTTTTAAAATGCAAAAAAACTTAAGAGATTTTAGAGATCAAGATTACGTATTATTGACAGGAGATCCTGCAGTTATAGGAATATCATGTGCAATAGTAAGTGATAATACAAACGGCAAATTTAACCTCTTGAAATGGGATCGAAGAGAGACTAAATACTATCCAATTAATTTCGATCTTTATCAGAAAGGATAACCATGAGTAATGACGTAACAAATATGATGTTAAAAGATTCAACAGATCTTTTAGACAATATAGAAGTATCAACTATAGCTGTAGAGTGTATTAAACTTAAACAAAAAGAGGATGAGATTACAGCACTAGAAGAACAATTAAAAAGTAAAAAAGAAGAGGCAGATTACATAAGTTCCAGTGTAATACCAGAACTCTTAGCAGAACAGGGTTTATCAGAAATTAAACTTTCAGATGGATCTAAAGTTTCTGTTAAAAAAGAATTTAGAGCAACTGTTCCTAAAGATGATTTAAAAAGGGAATCAGCTCTACAATGGCTTCGTGACCAAGGATTAGGGGACATTATTAAAAACAATGTTTCTGTAACTTTTGGTAAAGGAGAAGACAACAAGGCTAAGCAATTGCTTGACCTTGCAGCTGATAATGGGTTTGAGCCGCAACAGAAATCTGATGTGTCTTGGAATACATTAACAGCTCTATATAGGGAGCGTGTTGAGTCCGGACTCGACATGCCTTCCGAATGCTTTAGTCTTTGGATTAAAGATAAAACTAAAATAACCCGGAAATAACTAATGGAGAAAAATAATGGCTAATGAAATAATGGCTAAACAACAAGGATCAGTTGCTTTATTTGGCGACGATCTATCCAAAGGTTTTGAAAATATGACGCAAGAAGATATGGCGTTACCATTTGTCAGAATCTTAGGACAACTATCACCACAGGTAACTGATGGGGATGCGAAGTATATAGAAGGTGCTAAACCAGGCATGATCTATAATACTGTTACCAGCGAGCTTTTCGATGGTAAAAAAGGTATCAAGGTAATTCCTTGTTATTACAAAAAGGATTATCCAGAATGGAATGATAGAGGAGAAGGTCCTGGTGCGCCAGCGGCTACTCATTTACCTAACAGTCCGGTAATTCAAACTGGTAAGAGAGAGGGTTCTAAAATTAGATTACCTAATGGTAATTATTTAGAAGAAACAGCCTCTTATTATGTTTTGGTTGAAACAAAACAGGGGTCTATGACACCTGCGTTGATTACTATGAAATCAACACAATTAAACGTTAGTAAAAAATGGAATTCTATGATGAAGACCATACAAATACCTGACGGAAAAGGTGGATTTGCAATACCACCAATGCATGGGGTTGTTTATAATTTAGCTTCTGTACTACAAAAGAACGATAAGGGTTCGTGGTACGGCTGGGTTGTAACACAAAACAGAATCATGGGACAAGCCGATAAATCTTTATACCTAGCGGCTAAAGATTTTAAAGGTAATGTCTCTAAAGGAAACGTGCAAACAAAAGCAGATGTGGAAGAGAAACCTAAAGATAGTACTCCGTACTAGATTTAATTTAGGGGGATTGAAAGATCCCCCTTTACAAAGAAAGAAGAATGAAATATATGAATAAATTCAAACAAATATTTAGCGGATTAACAATAGCATATGGACAATATCAGCCCGGTGACAGAGGAGAAAATGGTAAACAACAAGGTAAAGCCTTTATTGTTCGTAAAACCGTTACAGACGATCTCTGGATTGACCATCTTGCAGGAAAAGGAGCAGCCCTTGGCATTATCCCTATCACAGAAAATAATGATTGCAGGTGGGGTTGCATTGATATTGACGAATACGACCTTAATCATACTAGCCTCATTAAAAGTATTAGGAATTTTAAACTCCCATTAGTAGTCTGTCGATCTAAATCTGGTGGAGCACACGTCTTTTTATTTACTACAGAAAATATCTCAGCATCGTTGATGCAATCAAAATTAAAAAAAATGGCAATCGTTTTGGGCTACGAAGGCTCAGAAATATTTCCTAAACAAACAGAAATACTAGTGGAACGTGGTGACACTGGTAATTTTTTAAACTTACCTTACCACAATCAAATGAAAGGATTACGTTATGCTATCAATGATCAAGGCGACGGGTGTACACTTGAGGAATTTTATAAGTTATATGATGTTTATGCGTGCACACAAGAAGCTGTTAAAAAAATCAAAATTGAGGAAGAAAAAATAGAAGAAGCATTTCCTGGAGGACCACCTTGTCTAAACAAATTAGCATCAATAGGTTTTGGTGAGGGGTCTAGAAATAATGCATTATTTAATATAGCAGTTTATTATAAACAATCTAATCCTGATACATGGGAAGATAAAATTGTAGAAGCTAATTCAAAACATATGAATCCAGCTTTAAGTAATAGTGAAGTTCAACAATTAATTAAATCAGTTAACAGAAAAGGTTACGATAAATATAGATGTAAAGATGCACCTATTAATTCTGTCTGTCAAGCAGGTTTATGTAGAACTAAAAGATTTGGTGTAGGATATGGGGAAGAGGAAATGCCTGTACTTGGTAGTCTAACTAAATATACTTCTAATCCCCCACAATGGTTTTTAGATGTAGGGGAAACTAGAGTAGAATTAAAATCTGAACAACTTTATAATTCAGGTATGTTTGCTTTAGCGTGTTTGGATCAAGCAAATAAAATTGTACCTGTACCTAAACCTAAAGATTGGAAACAACATTTTCTAAAACCAATGATGGTGAACTTACAAGAAGTAGAACCATTAGAATCTTTAGATCCTATGAATGAACTTACAGGACTTCTCCAAGATTGGACTACCAATAGACAGTCCGCTAGAACTTTAGATGATGTCTTTAATAAACTTCCTTTCACAGATAAAGAATTTACTTATTTTAGAATGGAAGACTTTTATTCATTTTGTAAAAAGAATAATTGGGAAATGGATAAAACTAAAACAGGTAACTTAATAAAAAGACTAGAGGGAATTTTTGTAGAAGAAACGAGAATGACAATTAAGAAACAACAACCAAGATTAATTAAAATTAATACAATGAAAAAAATAGAGGCTAGTGTTTCTAAAGTGGAGTACCAACAAGATGACTTCTAAATATGGTTTAACGGAAAAACAATTAAAACTTTTTAATTTTATTAAAAATTATATTAGTGAAAATACTATATCACCGTCTTATGATGAAATGATAGTGGCCGTAGGTTTAAAATCTAAATGTGGTATTTATGCAAGAATAAAACAACTAGAACAAAGAGGATGGTTAAAAAAATTACCAGGGAAATCAAGAAGTATACAAGTAATAGATTAGAAAAATATGAAAACAATAATACTAGGACCACCAGGAACAGGGAAAACAACGACGTTGTTGGATTTAGTCGACGAATTTATTCAGCAAGGGGTTAGACCTAAGCAAATAGGCTACTTTTCTTTTACTAAAAAAGCTGCAAAGGAAGCAGCCGAGAGAGCTGCGGAAAAATTTAACTTAGATATAGAAAATGATCTATCCAATTTTAGAACTTTGCATTCATTAGCTTTTAGAAATTTAGGGATGACTAAAGAGAAAATGATGAAGACAGAAGATTATAAAGAATTTGGGCAGAAATGTGGCATCCCTATTAAGACAGCTAGCTATTCATCTGATGACGGTACATTTAATTCCGATAATGAATACTTAACAATTATAAATACAGCTAGAGTTAAAAGAGTAGATCTTTTAGAATATTATGACTCTAGAAAAAACATATTAGATATAGAGAGAAGTACTTTATTTTTATTATCTGAAGAATTAAAAAAATTTAAAAAAGAAAAAGGGTTAAAAGATTTTACAGATTTACTAGAAGATTTTATAGACGAGAAAGTTAAACCGGGATTTGAAGTATTATTTATTGATGAGGCTCAAGATTTATCTTTACTACAATGGGATATGGTTAGAAGCCTGTGGGCCAACGCTAAGAAGACTTATATTGCGGGTGATGATGACCAAGCTATTTTTAAATGGGCTGGAGCAGATGTAGATCACTTCATAGCTTTGAAAGAAGAAGTAAATGATATTAAAGTATTAGATCAATCTTACCGTATACCTGGCGGACCTATTCATGAATTATCTCAAAAAATAATAAACAAAGTACAAAATAGATTTAAAAAAGAATATAAACCTAGAGATGAGATTGGTATTTTAAAAAGATATTCAGACATTACCCAGGTTAATATGAGTGAAGGTAACTGGTTAGTTTTATCTTCAGCTAATTATTTTTTAGATGATGCTAAAGATTTATGTGAAATTCAAGGTTGGTATTATCAATATAAAGGTATGAACTCAGTTAGTTTAAAACTTTTATTAGCCTTAAATAATTGGGAATCATGGCGTAAAGGTGCGTTCTTAAATCATTTGGAGATTAAAAATATTTATGAGTATCTTGGAGCAAATGTTTTAGTAGGCTTTCAGAAGGGTAAAACTTTAAATTCGGATGCGAAGTATACACTAAAACAATGTCAAGAGCAATACGGATTAACAACAGATAAAGTTTGGTATGACTCCTTTGATGGATTAGATCCAATGACGGAAACCTATATTCGTAATATGAGGGCGAATGGTGAAGCTATAAATAAAAATCCTCGTATAAAAATGTCAACCATACATGGAGCGAAAGGCGGAGAAGCTGATAAAGTTTTATTACTTCAG